GTTAGTATCATCACTACCAGCAGTAAGTAAAGCAGTCTCTAAAGTAGAAGCCACACTAGCAGCCATATTTCTACGAATAGCTCCCTCTAGTCCAGCATTTTGAGCCATTGCTTCAGCTGACATATCTACAACAGAAATTAATTTCTTTGGAGATAAGGTAAGAGATGAAGTACTACCACTACCATCTACATCAGACTCTCCATCCTCAGCTACCCAAGATGATGTAATACTAGAAACGATAGGAAATTTCATATCATTTACACCAGTATAAAAATTAGCTCCAGCTGATGCTAGTACTAAATTAGCTTCTAATTGGTCTGTAAAAGACATGACCTCAGTAGCTGAAGAACCAGCAGTAGCTACAGCAGCTCTATGCTCTAGTACTGATGATGGTATAGCTATACCTCTAAACATTTGGTGAGGATGTGCGATACGAGCCTCAGCATCCATCTCCTTAACTAGTCCTGAAAGATTCCCTGAAACTGATTGTTTCATAGCATCTTGGAACGAATAATTTTTTAATTCTTTTGGTTGTTTTGTGGATTTAGTAGCTGAGATATTAGCAGCAATAGACTTATTTAAATCTTCTTGTCTTTCTGCTATAGTAATTTTTTTATCTATATTTTCTATCTCAGTATTAAAACCATCCCAGTTATTTTGCTCATCCTCAGTAAGGTCTCTTTCTTCAGATTTAGCAAAATCCAAAATAGCCTCCATATTAGTTATTATGGTAGCTCTTTCTTCTTTTAATTTAAATGAATCCATTTTAATAATCTTTTTTAAGTTTTAATAATTTAGTTTTTAATTCTAACATTTTCCTTTTAATTTGGTATTGTTCCTGTTTCTTGTTTTCTTCTTTTTCTTTTTCAGTTCTGTAATTTAAAAAGCTCCTCTTACCAGCCTCAGCATCAGGATAAGCTGGATAAGTTACTGGAGATACATCTAATAATCTCCCTACCTTTTCAATAGTTCTAATGGTTCTACCTTCGGAATCCTCATCCCAGCTATCACTCTCTACTATAAATCCAAAAGATGATTGAGAAACATCTCCTCTCTCTAGACTTACCATTAAATCTCTACCATAACTAGTATCAGGAGCAGTAAAATTATATTTTAATCCTCTCTCATCTACTGATAGAGATAGAGTTCCTGATGTAGTTCTACCTAGTATATAATTAGGGTCATGATTAAATAAAGCTCTTACATCATCCTCTAATACAGAATCAAAAGCATTAGGAGATATTTTCTCTCTAAATCCTCCTAGATTTTCAGATAAAGCAGTATTACCTTCTGCATCAGTAAATACAGAGGCATAACCTACCACCTCTCTACTCTCTGCATTAGAGACTCTTATTTCAGAATTATTAAAGTTTCTTCTCTCTAAGCCTTCTATGTTAATTTTATTTCTATGATTTATATTTTCTTTATCCATGTTTATTACTTTTACATTTTCTGAGTCCTCAAAGTCCTCAAAATTTTTATGATAATTTTCTATATATTCTAACCACTCCTCGGGTCTTTCATTTTTTGCAATTTCTATGCAGCTATCTTTACTCCTTTTTAAATATATTATTTCAGCTCCTAGCTCATCTACTATTTTTTGCCTATTTTCTCTATATGGAGTACTATTAATAATCCAAGCTGTTATATTTTTATCCTCTTTTAATTTATTGTATATAGTTCTCCTTATTTCAAATACATAATCTTTTATATGATTTAAATGTATATGAGATTTATTAATAGTTATAGCTTGATGTATCGTATCAAAATCAAATACTATATCATTACTATCTGCATTACTCCTCACATAAGTAGACTTACCACTACAGGAGCTACCTAATACTAAATATATTTTATTATCCTTCATCATCAGTATTATTATCTCCTACCTGTCCTAAATTTAAAGGTACATAATGCTCATCCCCTTCTACTCCTAGAGTATTCATATCCTCCATATTTCTAATCTCATTAGGAGATAAAGCTCCTACCTCAAATAGTTTACGATAGTAATCAGCTCTACTATTAGCATCAGACCTCAGTAATTCCTTGGTTTGGAATTTAAAGAAGTGAGTAGATATTTCTCTACTAGCTAATAATTTTCTGTTTAGTTCTTGCTCCCAGTTTACTAAATATGGAGTAAGACTATATTTTGCAAACTCTAAAGACTGCTGTTCTATATTAGAGTAAGTACTCCGAGTTAAGTCATTTATTAAATGATTAGGCACTCTAAAGATACGAGCTACCTCCTCAACACTAAATCTCCGAGTCTCTATAAATTGAGCATCTGATAAAGGCATCCCTATAGCTTTAAATTTTACTCCCTCCTCAAGTACTGCTGTCTGATGTGAATTTTTAATACCAGCAAATCTATTGCTAAAACTTTGTCTAAGTCTATTAGCTGCATCATCTGATAATCTAGATGGATGCTCTAATACTCCTGATAGATTAGCTCCTCTACCGAAAAAATTAGCTCCAAATTCTTGAGAAGCCATACCTATCCCAAGAGCTTCCTGACAGGCTTTAATAGGAGATTTGCCTAATACTCCATCATAGCTAAAGCCCACTATATGAATCACCTCTCTATCTGATAATATATTTGAGTCTTTTATTTTATAATAGACTAATCCATCCTCCTCAGATTTAAAAGGCTCTACATACTCAGGACTTAAGATTTGTAACTCTACTGGTCTAGCTCCTCCATTCCTTTTAATAAAAGCATAAGCATTCCCCCATAGCAAAAGATTGCTCATCATAGTCTCTATAAAATTATAAGTAGTATAATTAGGACTAGGAGAGGTAGACATTAAAGTATTTAAAGGAGATTTAAAATCTATAAATTTAGACCCTTTATTATCCATTCTATATAAATTGAGAGGTAGAGATGCTATAGT